GTGGACCGAAGAATAATCGCTTGCCCCGACCCAACGGGTGCAGCCCGAAAAACATCAGGAGTGGGTTCAACGGACCACACTATCCTACGCAGAAGCGGATTTACTGTGTCATCTCCCAGAGCTCCCTGGAAAGTCCGTGACAAAATAACCGCAGTAAACACCGCATTATATGACGCAATGGGAGAACGTAGAACTTTAATCCACCCACGCTGCAAAGAACTTATAAAATCCCTCCGCACCCTCACATACGCCCCAAACACAGGTATGCCAAACAAAAACCTTGGAGTTGACCACGCATTTGACGCTTTCGGCTACCTTTGCCTCCAACAATTTAACTTGGCAAAACCAGAGACACTCGGCCAAACTTCGTTTAGAATATACTAAGAGTTTCCTTTTTCCACTATGTACCATTCCACTACAAAGAAAAAGAAGAAGAAAAAGAAGGGCGGAAAGAAAAGATGCAGTTGTGGCGGTAAATAATGGGCAAATTATGTGCCAGAGGTAAAGCAGCAGCCAAGCGAAAGTTCAAGGTTTATCCTTCTGCTTATGCCAATGCTTATGCTGTCAAAGTATGTAAAGGGGATGTAAAAGGGCCAGATGGCAAAAAAAGAACTGCCTCTGGTTATAGTAAGAGCAAGAAAAAGACTACGAGGAAAAAACGTGGCAAGTAGTGGTCTTAAACGCTGGTTTAAGGAAAAATGGGTAGATGTCAAAACTGGCAAGCCCTGTGGCCGGAAAAAAGGCGAAAAACGGGGCTATCCAGCCTGCCGACCAAGTAAACGTGTCTCAAGTAAGACACCTAAGACAGCTTCAGAAATGTCATCAGCCGAAAAAGCTCGATTTAAGCGAGAAAAAACCAGTAGTGCTAAGATAAAGTATCAACATAGACGTAAAAAACGTACTAAAAGAGGTTGAACATGGCTAAATCTGCTGCTATGAGTAGGTGTATGGGTTACATCTCTACCGTTAAAAAAGGTAAAAAGAAAAAATCCACTAAAAAAACCACCAAAAGGAGTAAAAAATGATTGAAATTACTGCTGAAATGCTTGACATAATAGAAAAAGTAAAAGGGAAGCGGAATCCTGCTCTGTGGGACCCCAGATGTGAACAATATATGAGAAATAACAGTAAAGGTACTGTAAAAAAGTCAACTACAAGTTAAACTATTTATAAATACTCTTTTTTCTCTTTAGATCATGGCATTTTTTCGTGGCGAGGAAGGATCTGTTAAATTTAAAAATGGATCTGGTACTACTGAAGCAGTCGTATCAACTACAGGCTGGACTTTAGACATAACAAAGGACACTCTTGATGTAACTGCTCATGGAGCAACATCTAGATCATTTGTAGGTGGCCTTATTTCTGGATCTGGTAGTGTTGATTTTCTCTACACAGCAGCCAGCGGTAATGAAACAGCTAATTTACTGGCTGATGTTTTAACAGCAGAAGACCCTGCGGACGCACAATTTGAATTATTTTTAGACACTTCAGGCTCTAAAAAAGTAAGTTTTAGTGGAATTGTGTCAGGAACAAGTTTATCTGCTGCAACAGGTGACTTAGAGACAGTTAATGTAAGTTTCATAACTTCTGGTGCTATCACCAACGCTGCATAGTGAAACTCACCCCTCGCCAAAAAACTCTATTAGCTAAACACTCTGAGCATCATAGTGCAAAGCACATGGAGTTTATGAAAAGGCGAATGAGAGCAGGAGATACTTTTACCCAAGCCCATAAAAAGGCACAAGCAAAGGTAGGCACATAATGGCTAAACGTAAGGGGGTGAGTTTATCTGTAGGTAGAGGGGAGAAATCCAAGAAAGGAGGTCTTACCGCCAGAGGTCGTGCGAAATACAATCGTGCCACTGGCAGTAATTTACAAGCACCAGTTACAGAAAAAAATCCTACAGGAAAAAGAGCAGCAAGAAGAAAATCTTTTTGTGCTCGTATGAAAGGAGTAAAAGGACCGATGAAAGATAATAAAGGCAGACCAACTAGAAAGGCGTTAGCATTAAAGAGATGGAGGTGTTAAATGACTTATTCAATTCCTGGAGACTATAGAACAAAGGTACAAACTTCCACAACTATTGGAGATATAGACAGTCCTTTTACTCGCACGAGGGCTGTCCTAGACATGATGAAAGGTTGGGAAATAATGAAGGCTGTTACTGAAGGAACAGAATACCTCAGAGAAAATAGTGAAGCATTTTTACCCCTCGAACCAAGAGAAGACTATACAGCATACATGGCTAGAGTAAATCGTGCTGTATTCTCTCCTTTCACACAAAGATTAATAAGAGCAGCTACAGGTCTTGTATTAAGAAAACCAATAACATTAACAGGCGATCCATACTGGACTGAAACATTCAAGATGGATGTTGATGGCTGTGGTTCAGATTTAGATGAATATGCACGAAGAATATTAATGTGTTCTCTTACTTATGGTCAAAGTCATATTCTTGTTGATTATCCTGCACCTTCTGGAGCGTTAAGTCTTGCAGAGGAAAGGCAACAGAACCGTAGACCTTACTGGATTGAAGTAGATCCTACCAATCTTCTGGGTTGGCGACTCGATAGAGAGTCAAACTATGGAAGCCTTATACAGGCAAGAATCGCAGAAAAAGCTGTACTACCTGATGGAGACTTTGGCGAAAAAGTTTACGATCAGGTAAGAGTTATAGAACCTGGTAGTTATAGAGTTTTTCGTAAAAAAGATGAAATTGATGCAATGTATGATGTTGATGATAACTCTTACATGGGCGAATTTAGCACGGGCACTACAGATCAAGAGTACAAATTAGTAGAATCTGGTAATTTTTCTTTGGGCGAAATACCTTTAGTCACTGTTTATTCTGGAAAAACTGAAAATTTAGTAAGTAAACCACCTTTACTTGATATTGCATATCTTAATCTCGCACATTTTCAAAGACAAGCTGATCTCATACATAGTTTGCACGTTGCATCTCAACCATTATTAGTAATGGAAGGATATGATGACCAGACCAAGGACCTTGCTATATCTGTAAATTATGCGATGGCAACTCAACCAGGTAATAAGGTTTACTATGTAGAACCAGCTTCCAGTGCTTTTGATGCCCAATCCTCTGAGATAAAAGAATTACAAATGCAAATGGCAACATTAGGTATCAGTACACTATCACAACAGAAATTTGTAGCAGAATCGGCAGATGCTCGTAGGTTAGATCGTGTGGACACCAATTCTATGCTCGCAATGGTTTCTATGGAGCTAGAGCAAAAGCTACAAAAAGCCTTCAATCTCTCAGCCGAGTATGTTGGAATCGAGCCACCAGAAGTAAAAATAAGCAGAGATTTCGATATTGAGAGGCTAATTGGACAGGATATTACAGCTTTGACATCACTATTCGATCAACAAGTCATTGATAGAGATGAATTTAGAGACATTTTAGTACAAGGTGAAGTTTTACCAACAGCAAATGAAGCCAAACCCGAATAGTTTGCTACAATAGTAGATAATTACACACATTTTTATGGCCAAATCCTTAGATAAGGTGCTTCAGCCTGACGGAACTTACAAGTGGGAACTTGTAGAGCCTGGTCTATCTGAAAGGATGGGTAATGGTCCCGAAGCTTCTACTCCCGAACCGAAATCGACTAAGAAAAAAGTTACTAAAAAGAAAACTACCAATCCACTTTCTGAATAATAAATGGCACTTGAAGAAAAAGTAGTTCAAACAAATACTGAAGCAACTGAAACTGTTGCATCACAACCACCCTCTCAACCCCCATCACCCTCTTTAGATTCTGTAAAAGCAGAATATGAAGCAAAACTAGCTGCTGTTCAAAAAGAAGCTGCTGAAAAAGAAGCTAAATGGACAGAAAAATTTAATGATGTAAAAGGCAAATTAGATGGTGTTTATGAAAAAGAAGAGCAAAAAAGAAAACAGATTTTAGAAGATCAAGGTCAATGGAAAACTCTTTGGGAGGAAGCTAATAAAACTGCTCAAGAAAAAGATCAACAGATAGTTAATTTATCTCAGCAGCTTGAAGATTTAAAAAATTCTAATGAATTAGCTTCTACAAAGACAACAGCACTTTCAGCTATTAGCAATCTTGGTGCGATCAACGCTGAACAGACTCTTTCTTTGTTACAAAATAAGTTACAAAAAAATGCTGAGGGTAAAGTTGTAATTTTAAATGGTGGTGTCGAACAAGATTTAGACTCTTATCTCACAAGTCTCAAGAATCCTGGT